GGGAGCACACACTCCTTAGTCTCTTTTTCCCCGAGGGATTTTGGGGTGTTTGAAGCACCTATATTTGAGGAGAAACAAACCGGATGAAACCAGATAATCAAAGAATACTTCCAGCTCTTTCACGATCAATTGATTTTGCGCAAGAGAATGGTTGGATCACTGAAGCAGATTTGGGTGGCGTTGCAATGATGATGACTTATGCAGGCCTTATGGATAATTCAAATCAAAGTGACCCGATGATTGTTAAGTGGGGCGCTGAACTTACAAAGTTGATGGACAAGTACGGCCTCACGTTGTTTGGACGAAACGATAAGCCAAGCGTTGTTGATGAGGTGAGCCCAATTGACATCATCAAAGCTGGTCGGATCACCCACTCCGAGAATATCGACTTATCAAACGACAAACCCAACTAAAGGGCAAGAGGTTATTGATTTAGCTGATGCAATAGGCATGCCGTTGATGCCTTGGCAAAAGTATGTCATCAATGATGCTTGCAAAGTTAAAGATGATGGTGAGTGGCTTGCTCGCACTGTTGCTTTGCTTATCTCAAGACAGAATGGCAAAACTACACTTTTAAAGTTTAGGATTCTTGCCGGGTTGTTCCTTTGGGATGAAAAATTGCAACTAGCTGCTGCACAGAATCGTGATATTGCTTTGGAAACATTTAGATCAGTTATTGAGATGATTGATTCACAGGATTGGTTACAGAGAAAAGTTAAAGCCATCACTAGGGCTAATGGTCGTGAAGAGATAGAGTTGTTAAATGGTTGTAGATACAAAATTATTGCTGCAACACCTGGAAGTGCTCGAGGCTTATCTGCTAACACGATTTACATAGACGAAGCCCGAATGCATAAAACAACTGATGCTTTTGCAGCTCTTGCTTACACAATGCAAGCTGCTAAAAACCCTCAAATGTATTTAACATCAAACGCTGGAGATATTCACTCAGTCTTGCTCAACCAGATTCGCCAAAGGGCTATGAACAAAATTGAAAACAACACAGATGACGACATTGCTTATTATGAGTGGAGTGCTGAACCTGGATTGAAACTTGCTGATCGTAAAGGATGGGTTCAAGCAAACCCGGCACTTGGTCACACCATCACAGAAAATGTTTTGCAAGCCAGAATGAATGATGATCCAGTTGTTATCCAAACTGAAATGCTTTGTCAATGGGTAAGCACATTTGCATCACCTTGGAGTCCAGGACATTGGAATGCATGCCAACAAACAAACCTTAAACTTACAGCTGATAGACCAACCTGGATTGGTGTTGAAATAGCACCAGACAGAACATCATTTGCAATAGTCGGATCACAAATACTTGATGACGGATCAATAGGCCTTGGCTTAATGGATATGGAAGATTCAACAGAACCAATTGACGATCTTAAAATTGCAGACCGAATCGCACAGTGGTCACACAAATACCAAACCGAATCGATACTATTAAACAAATTTAGTGGCGACTCGGTAGCTGCAAAGTTACGCTTGGCGAGCGTTAATGCAGAAATCATTGCAGGCTCAAAGTATTATCAGGCTTGCGATGAAACCCTAGGTGCAATGGCAGGGGCACGCATAACCCATGCAGGTCAGCCGGAACTGACTGCCTCTGTCAATGCATGTGTAAAGAAAACAACTGAATCCGGTGGCTGGTACATTTCAAGACGAAAAGATGCTGTTGCAGCAATTGCAATGGTGTTAGCAATTCACAAAGCAATGGAACGCAACAATTCAACTGAATTTGGTGTTTTAGTTAGTTAACTATTAACACGCCAATAACTCGGACAGAGTAACATTGTACTTAAATCTATGAGATAATGAAAAGACTATGGGACTATACTCAAAATACTTAAAGCCACAACTAACAGCTGCAATTGCACCATACACTTTTCCAGATAAACCACTTTCAGTTTGGTCACCAGGATTTGATGGAGTTTCATCAACATTTGTTACAAGACGCGAAGCGCTTTCCGTCCCTGCCTGTTCAAGGGGCAGGAACGTTATTGTCGGCACTGCAGCATCTTTGGAATTACATGTCAAAAGAAAATTTGATGATTCAAGAGTTGAACCAACACCAACAATAATTTCACAACCAGATAAGAACATGCCAACAGCTGTCGTTTATGGAATGACTGCTGAAAATCTTTTGTTTCATGGTGTTGCATACTGGCAAATTAAAGAAATTGATCCTGCAACAGGTAGACCATCACAAATTAGATGGATTGATGCACCAAGAGTTTCACAAGTACTTGATTCAACAGGTGAAATTGTAATTGGTTACCAACTTGAAGCACAAAGACTTCCAGACAACGGCATCGGCTCACTAATTCAATTTACTGGCATTGATCCAGATGGAATTTTGAATCGTGGTGGCAGAACACTAAGGACTGCTGCAGCTCTCGAGCGAGCTGTTTTTAATTACGCTGAAACCCCAACGCCCTCTGTGGTGCTAAAAGCAAATGTTCCAATGGATTCAAATAAAGCAACAGCAATTTTAAATGCTTGGAAACAAGCAAGACAAACAAAAGGCACAGCATTCTTATCTGACAATGTTGACATGCAATCAGTTGGATTCAATGCAGCCGATCTTCAATTGACTGAAGCCAGAGAATACCTAGCAAAAGAGATTGCGCGTTTGATGAATATCCCGGCATACTATTTGGATGCAGCAACAAACTCAATGACTTACTCAAACGTTACAGCTGAACGCAGAGCACTTTTAGATTTCTCACTACGTCCATTACTAACTGCCATCGAACAAAGGTTGAGCATGGACGATGTGACAGTTTCAACACAATATGTGGAATATGACTTGGATGACTTCTTAAGAGGTAATCCATTGGAAAGAGCAGATGTATATCAAAAGTTAATCCCACTTGGCGTATTAACAGTTGAAGAAGCCCGAGAAGAAGAAGATTTGGTGAGGTAACAATGGAAATTAAATTTAACAGCGACATACTAACAGCATCAACATCCAAAAGAGAAATCACAGGAATCATAGTTCCTTTTGGTCGCCCTGGATTCACAAACATGGGAACTGTCGTATTTGAACAAGGATCATTGCAATTAGGTAATGACATTAAATTGTTTGAAGATCATGACATGAACAAAGTGCGTGGCAGAATGATAAGTCACGAAGTCACACCAGTTGGAATCATTGGCAAATTTAAGATTGCACGCACATCAGCAGGAGATGACATTCTTACTCTTGCACAAGACGGATTAAAATCCGGATTGTCAATCGGTGCATCCATTGACCAATATGAAAACAAAGAAGATGAAGTTTATGTAACAGCAGCAAAAATTCTTGAAGTATCAATTGTTGATACACCAGCATTTGCTGATGCACAAATAACAGATGTCGCTGCTCAAAAAGCAGACGAAACAGAAGTCACTGCAATAAGCGCAAGTGATGAACAAAACAACCAAACCGAAAGCGAGGTCACTTCAATGGCAAATCCAGAAGAAGTAACTCCAGTGGTCGAAGCTGCGCCAGAAGTTGCAGTGGAAGCCTCTAAAGCAGTAGCAGCACCAGTTGCTTATGCAAAGCCACGCGTTAACTTAAACGTTACAGCTGGCGAATACGCAAAAGCACAATTCAATGCATCACAAGGCAACCAAGACGCACGCGACTTAGTTGCAGCTCTTGATGCAGCAACAACAGCCGAAAACATTGGCGTTGTACCACCAACCTACCTACGCGATCTAATCGGAATCATTGACAACTCAATGCCATTCGCAGATTCAATCGAACAAGGCACATTGCCTGCAAGTGGAATGAAATTCTATCGTCCACTAATCGGCACACAAGCAACAACTGCACAAACAGCAGAAGCAGTTGAATTTGATTCAACTGACACAACAATCACTTCAAAAGAAATCAGCGTTGTTAAAATCGCTGGTGCAAACAAAGTGTCTGTTGAGTTGCTTGACCGATCTGATCCGAGTTTCCTAGACGTGCTCCTTCGCGAGTTGGCTGCGTCTTGGGCACAAAAAGCAGATGCTTATGCATTCTCAGTAGCATGTGGCGCAACAGGTTCATCAACAGGTGCAACTTTGTACGCAGCAATTGCTGATGGTATCTCTGATTCATACGCAGTAATTCGCAAGACTCCAGATAGATTCCTTGCAGATCCAGGTAACTTTGGTGCATTACTTGCAGCAGTAGATGGTTCACAAAGACCACTATTTGCAGCAGCAGCTCCACAAAACGCAGCTGGCTTAATGACACAAGGCTCAACAGCAGGAACAATCGCAGGATTGGGACTCGTAGTTGATCCAAACATTGACACCGGTACAGGAATCAGTGGCATCGTTTATTCATCCGATGCAGCAACCATGTACAAGTCAAGTGCATACCAACTTCGCACCAATGTTGTTTCAACAGGCGAAGTCGAAATTGGAATCTATGGTTATGTTGCCACATGTGCAAAATACCCAACTGCATTCCGTAGTTTGACTGTTGCTTAATTAGCGACCATAAGAGTTGCCTGGCAGGTTAGACCCCTGTCCTGCCAGGTAACACCACACGAAAGGTAAGACATGGCATCAATCATCACACCAGCAGAATTAAGAGCTGCACTTAATGGTGTTTCATCAACCCTTTACAGTGATGCCGTATTAACAGAAATCATTGATACAGCCGAATCAGTTGTCGGCAACTTGCTAGTTAAATGGAACGCACCAATTGACAAACACTATTCCGAAAGTGCAACATTGACTACATTGCACACAACAAAACCACACAAATTTTACAAAACACAAACAGTTGCAATTGAGGGTGTTGAAGCACACATCAACGGCAGTAAAACAATTGCAGAAATTGTTGATGATTACACTTTTAAAATCACAACGTCAAGCGCACCAGTTCATACTGATTGGCGCAATGTTATACCTAATGGCCTTGCAACTGAAAACGATTTGTCACAATATGCAGATGTTGCACCAGTTGAATCAGCTGTCTTAACAGTTTCACTTGATGTATTTAAAGCACGCACATCAGCCGGATCAACACAACAAGGCCTTGATTTTGTTCCACAACCTTACATTTTAGGCCGTACAATCCAAAACAGAATTGTTGGAATGCTTGGCGCTTACATTGATGTTGAGGCGTTAATCGGATGACATTAGCAACACTACGCGCAGCACTTAAAACCCAAATTACATCAAATAGCGTTTATTCAGTTGTTGACTTTGGTGCAGAATTTGTTACAACACCAAGCATCATGATTTTGTCAGCTGATCCATGGCTTGAACCAGTAACTATCGGAAACAACAAAGCATGGCGCGTCAGATACATACTTGAATTAGTTGCAGCACCAAATACAAATCCTGGTGCATTAACGCAACTTGAAACAATGGTTAGCACAGTCTTGCCATTGATAGGACAAACTTGGCAGATACAATCCGTTTCGAGCCCAAGGATACGACAAGCGAATACCAGTGATGTTTATTCGGTTGAAGTATCAATAACTACAATCTACAATCCATAAGAAAGGAAATATATGCCAAGCACAGTAATTACTGGTAGATCGATTGCATTCACATATGACTCTGTGAACTATGACGACCAAATAATCAGTGCAACTGTTACACTAGATGATCCAAACTCAACTGTTCAAACCTTGAATGGATTAGTTGATTATGTAGTGGACAAAGAAATTGGAACATTAACAGTAGAACTATTGCAAGACTGGGGCGCAACAGGCTCAGTTTGTGATGACATTTGGGGCGATGCTGACACAGCACCAACCACATTAAAAACTGTTACAATAACAATTAACAGCAAAGTCATGACATTAAGTGTTTTGCCAAAGCGACCAGATTTTGGTGGCGCTGCACCTGAAGCATTAACTGTTTCAGTAACAATGCCAATTCGCGCAGTTTCAATCGCTTAACCTACCGACAGGGGTCACCTTAAATGTTTAAAATACAAATAGAATGGACGCTTGCAAATGGAAAGTCTTACGAAGAGTGGACTATTCCATGGGAAATTGCACAAGCTGAAAAAGAAACTAAAACAACTTTTCTGGAGCTGTTCAAACGAGAATTGCCACCAAGCCTTGAACAACAATTCTGGCTTGCTTACCAAATGCAACAACAAATTTTACCCAGCCGGAAGCATCGAAAGAAGTTTGATAGAACTGGCCGTCATTTCGCGCCAGCCATTGTCAGAGTTCAAAACGCTTTCGGCCGAGCAGGTATCAACAATTGCAGATGTGGTGAGTAAATATCATGGCAACTAGACCTTTTGAAATTAAAATTAAAGATTCTGACATTTTGGCAATTAGAAGAACTTTTAGCAAAATGGATGAAATTGCAAAAGATGATATGAAGCGCGTGGCAAATGATATTGCCATTGAAGCAGCCTCAGCTGTTGGCTCAGCTCTACAATCTACACCTCAAGGCCAAGCACTTGCTAGATCAATAAGAGTTTCAAAATCAAAAACAACTCCTTACTTTACTGTTGGTGGTAGCACACCAAGATTGTCAAACGGAACACCAGTTGGTGAAATTGCACTTGGTGTTGAGTTTGGTGCTTACCAAAACAGACCACGCAAAAGAAAATCTGGTCAATACACCGGGTACAAACAATTTCAACCACGATCACCACGCGAGGGCAAAGGTAACGCAGGTTACTTTATATTCCCAACACTCAAAGCATTGCAACCTGAAATAACAAAAAAATGGGTTGACCAGGTTGATAGAATAAGACGAGAATGGCGCGAAAGGATTTAACATGGCAGACATTAGAACCCTGAAACTGCAACTACTTGCAGACACAGCGCAATTCAGCAGTGGCTTAAACAAAGCCCAAGATGACACACAAAACTTTACAAACAAAGTTGACAAAGTTGTTGCTAACGCAGCCAAAGCATTCTTAGGCCTTGCAACAGCTGTTGGAACAGCAGCATTTGCCATTGGTGTTTCAGCTGTTAAAGCAGCCATTGAAGATGAAAAAGCCCAGGCATCTCTGGCTCAAAGTTTAAGAAATACAACAAATGCAACAGATGAACAGATTGCTGCAACCGAGGCCTACATAGATGCTACTCAAAGAGCAACCGGCGTTTCAGATGATCAGTTAAGACCATCACTGCAAAGACTTTTGACTTCAACTAATGACTTAGCCAAAGCACAACAATTACAAAAACTTGCTTTAGATGTTGCAGCCGGCAGTGGAAAATCTCTTGAAGAAGTCTCAAACATATTGGCAAAGGCATATGACGGAAACTTTAAAGCCTTAAAGAATCTCGGTGTTGAACTTAAAACCACAACAACTTCAACAAAGACTTTAAAAGTATCTAAAGAAGATTTGGCAAAGCAAGAGCTGAACAATGAGTCTGCTTCTTTGCGTGTGGCCTCAGCTCAAGAACGATTAAACAAAGTATTAAACAACGCTAAATCAGATTCTTTGGATATTCAAAAAGCACAAAATGCTTTGGAAAAAGCACAATTGGCTGCTGCTAGTGCATCTGACAAATACAGTGACAGTGTTGCTAAGCAAGGCAAAGTTGTTAAAGTTACAAAAGAAGAAGCCGTCTCATTTGATGAGATTGTTAAACAACTGAATGCTAACTTTGGTGGTCAAGCAGCTGTTGCAGCTGAGACTTTTGCTGGTCGTATGGAACGAATTAAGATTACAGTTAATGAAGCCAAAGAACAATTAGGATTTGCTTTGTTTCCTGTTTTGGAAAAGGTTGCAACATTTATGGCCGGGCCAATGTCTGATGCTGTTAAAGGACTTGTGGATGGATTTACTAGGACTGGCAAACAAGGGTTGACTAAAGCCTTTTATGATGCCGGAACTGGTGCAGTGACTTTCGGTTATGACATGGATTCAACCGAGGGTTCAGCATATGTTCTCGGTGAAGAATTAAGGAACTTGGCTGATTCAATCACTAAGTTGTTAAACATTGATCCAAACACAGGTGAGAGTTCATTGGTTAAATTAATCGATTTGATGACTAGATTTGTTGAAAAGATTGAACAAGCCATTTCAGCATATGAAAGATTAAGCAATTCATTTATTGGTGGCGCTTTACTTGATGCCTCATTTGCACCAGTTAAAGCTGTTGGCAATGTCGCTTTTGGAAATCCTCAAGGCGCATTAAATGCAATTAACATAACAAATAATTTTGGTGCAACTAATTCTAAGGCTCAAGCAAACACAGTTGTTAAATCTATCAACAATGCTGCAAAGGCTGGCACAGTTAACAAATTTGTTAAGCCAATGATTCCAGGCAGATAATTATGCCTTGGTCACCAAACGCCACAGTTAAGATTAACGGCACAGCTGTTACTAATTACACCCTTGAGGGTGTTCAAATCAGCATGGGTCGCGATGATGTACAACAACAATCATCAGCAGGCTTTGCAACAATTGACTTTTTAGATTTGCCTTACACAGATGTTGAAATCTTTGACACCATTACAGTTACCCTGGACAACTACACTGGTGTTGACACCACAATCTTCACTGGCTTAGTTACAGATGTTTCAGTCTCAGTGCTGGATGCTGGCACAACAAATACTTTTATCACACAGATCAGTGCATCCGGTGCGCTTTCAGAACTTGCAGCTAAAGAAGCAAACATTCTTGGCTATGCCGAACAAAAAGATGGTGACAGGATTGTTTCAGTTGTCACTGACACTTTTGGCCTTAAATGGAATGAATTACCTGCAACACAAGTGTGGACTGATTACACAACCGAAACATGGGCTGATTTGCTTGGTGTTGATATATCAGCAATTGACACACCTGGAACGTATGATCTGTTTAGTTCCGTTGCTGCACCAGAACCTTTAAATGCTTTAAACTATGTTCAAATTGTTGCTGACTCAGGTTCAGGCTTTATCTATGAAACTACATCCGGTGGTATCGGTTATCAAGACCAAAACCATCGTGCTGATTATGTAAGTGCCAACGGCTTTATCAACATCTCAAAAAACTTTATCCTTGCGGATGGAATCAATGTGACGACATCCAGAAATGACATCATCAACGATGTAAGAGTTATCTATGGCGCAGCTCAAGATGTAATGCAGGTTGAGGAACTTGACTCGATTAGTCAGTACGGCAGAGTTACACAATCAATTGAAACATTCTTAAAGAACTCAGGTGATGCTGATACTTTGGCAGATCGTCTAGTACTTCTTAACGCTTACCCATCACCAGTAATTCAAGGCATTCAAATACAAATTGATGCACCAACAATGACCAGTACTTTGCTCAATTCTTTGGTAGGTGTGTTCTTTGGTATGCCGGTATCTGTTACAGACTTCCCTGCCCTTTTGTACCCAAATCAATTTTTCGGTTATGTTGAGGGATGGTCGTGGGACATTGACAGATTCACTGCTAGGCTTACATTGAATGTTTCAGACTTCACATTCTCAGCTGTGCCTGTGGCGTGGCAAGATGTATTTGCTGGTGAAATCTGGAGTACAATAGACCCATCACTACAATGGCAAGATGCCTTATTAGGAGTTAATTAACACATGGCAACAACTACACCAAATTACGGCTGGACAGTTCCAACTTCAACTGATCTTGTCAAAGATGGCGCAACAGCAATTGAGACTTTAGGTGATGCAATTGACGCATCCATGAACACAGCTCTTGGCACAAAAAAAGCCGGAATGGTTTTACTGAATACAACTAGTTTTAGTGCAGTAACAAGCCAATCGTTAGCAACAAATACTTTCACTTCAACTTATGATAATTATTTGATACAAGTTTTATGGAAACAAAACACTTCAGTAGGTGCACCTTCTTGGCGTTTCAGAAGTGCAGGTTCAGATATTACGACAGGTTATTATGCAGGCTCTTGGGGTTACAAATCAAATAATACTCAGGCTTGGTTAGCAACTTCGAATGGTGGAACTCAAAGTTTCTTAGACGGAACAAACAGCAAAGCAGATAGCGCAAACAACATTTTTCAATTAACTTTATTTAGCCCACTATCTACAAGCAGAAAAACTTATTTACAACACGGGGGACATTGGTCAGATGCAGATTTATGGGTATACCAAGCAGGTTCAGGATTTCAAACTTCTGCTTCTTCTTGCGATTCCATAACCATAGCAACTTCTGGTGGAACTTTTACAGGCACGATTTATACTTACGGATATAACGACTAGGAGTTATGACAATGGCTAAATCTAAAGAAGAACAAATATTTATTGGCATTGGTGATGAAGTTATTGAATTAACTGGTGCAGACAAGGAAGCATTTTTGGCAGATAGACAAGCCACAGCAGATGCTAAAGCACTACTTGAAGCCGAGTATAAAGCCAAACAAGATGCGCGTGAATCTGCTATCAAAAAACTTGCAGACATTGCCGGACTAACCAAAGAAGAATTGGCAAGTATCTTATGACCAACTACAAAGCAATAGCAGCATCCTGGGCACGTTCATTTGTTGCAGGACTTATTGCATGTTATCTAGCAGGCGTTACTGATCCAAAGATGTTGTTATCAGCAGGAATTGCAGCTGTAGCACCAGTGATTCTTCGCTGGTTGAATCCTAACGATTACTCATTTGGAAAAGTTAATGTCAAAGAAACTGACGAACACTAAAGGCTGGACTGGCCATGATGCTGCGCAATGGATGGCAGTTGCTCACATGTCAGGCAAACGTGGCGTTAAAGGCATGTGCCTTAAAACTTGCAGACTAGCCTGGCAAATCCCTGCAAAGTATCCAAGCGCAATCGTTGCTTGGAATAACACACCTAAGAAACACAAATTTACTGATCCAATGAAAGCACCTCAAGGGGCAACTCACTTTTGGAAAGGTGGCAAGTTTGGCCATGTGGCTATTCAATCTGATAAACCTGGTTATGTGTGGTCTACTGATTTACCTATCAAGGACACAGTAGGCAGAATCTATTACACAGAAGTAAATGATGCTTGGGGTTCAGTATATTTAGGCTGGACTACTCAATTGAATGGGGTTAATTTAAATGTCTGAAGATCACAAGATTGAAATACCGGATGTGTTTGGTGATGCACTTATACAAGTTATGAATACAGCTCATGCAAAAGGCGAATTGGTCACCGGCTTTGTTTGTTTGTTAGAAACATATAACGGCAAGCGCAAGAAGATGATTACAGTTACTTCACCGGAGATGCCCGAATACCAGGCTTACGGAATGATTAACTTTGCATCAATAAACTTTGAGTACGCAGACTCACCGGACGATGATGACTTTGAAGAAGATGATTATGATCCAGATTGGTACAAACGCCAATGACGATCAATGAAATAGTTGCTGTTATTAGTCTTGCATCAACTATACTTTTACTGATGATTCGCCTAATAGCGATCCAAACCAAAATCAAACAAACACTGTTCCCTAATGGTGGATCATCACTTGCTGACAAAATAAATGACATGAAGATTGAATTAACCAAATTACAAACAAAGACTGATATGATTTGGAGTGATGTAATCGACCTCAAGAAAAAGAGGTAAGTTTATTAAGCGTTATTTAATACTTTCGGATTTGCAAATTCCATTCCATCACAAAAGGAATGTTGAAAAAGTTTTAGACTATATTTGGGAATCAAAAATTGATGGCATCTTCTGCGTTGGAGATGAAATAGATGTACCTCAGCTTGGTGCATTTAATAAAGGCACAAGAGCAGAATTTGAACGAACACTGCAACGAGACTTTAACACAGCTCATAATGTTTTGGCAGATTTTAGAGAAGCGCTTGGATCAAAGAAGAAGCCATTTGTGTTGCAGAGATCTAATCACAGCCAAAGAATTGAAAAGTACATTTACAAATCAGCACCAGCATTTGAATCAGTTACAGCACTGAGAATTGAAAACTTACTGGGATTGAACAACTTAGGAATAACTTATCAACGCCACATGGACTTTATTGCACCTGGAGTTTTAATGGGTCATGGGGATGAGGGAATACTCTCAAAATCAGCAGGCCTTACAAGCCTTAATTTGGCCATCAGAACAGGCCAAAACGTAGTTTGTGGCCACACCCACAGGCAAGGCATATCAAAGGCTTCTAGGGGCTTTGGTGGCCGTTTAAACACCATCTGGGGCATGGAAGTAGGACATCTTATGGACTTGCGCTCATCTGGTGCAGGCTACATCAAAGAAAAGGCTGCAAATTGGCAGCAAGGCTTTGGACTTCTGTATGTAAAAGATAACCATGTTGTGCCCCAGCTTGTACCGATCAACGCTAAAGGCAAGTTCATTGCAGATGGTAAAGAGTGGGGTTAGACACGCCATCTTGAAATGATTGACTACTCGGCCATCTCGGACATACACTCAACAACATGTTAAGAACATCAGATGTTGCAAAGCAACTTAAAGTATCTGCACGCACCATTCAAAGATGGGCTGACAAACAAATCATCAAAGCAACAGTGCTACCTAGTGGACACAGAAGATTTGATGAAACAGAAATAAACAAATTGAAAAGGGGTCAATAGTGGGATTCTTCAATATTGAAGATTATGAACCAGTAGAGGCAAGACTTTCGAGATTCTGGGAACTACATGCAGAAGATGGAAGAATTGAAACAGAGCTGGTGTCACACAACAATGGTCATTACATTGTCAAAGCAATTATCTGGGTTGCTGATCGTCAAGTAGCAACAGGATTAGCTGATGAACACACAGAAGCAAAAGGTGTTAACTCACGCAATGCTTTAGAGAATGCTGAAACATCTGCAATTGGCAGAGCACTAGCAAACTTTAACTTTGCACCTAAAGGCAAAAGACCAAGCAGAGAAGAAATGGTCAAAGCCAATGTTAGTGCATCACTTGGTGCAACTGAAGTTCCTTATGTTGAAAAACCAATTACTTATCTAAAGCCTCGCAGGATTGCGACTCCGAAGATGTCTGGCTGGTTACAACGTGAACTGGCAAAGCACTTAAAAGATACCAGTCAACAAAATGCTTTTGTTCAATTTGCATCAAGGCGTAAAGATGCACAGATCGTGCCCGAATCGAATCTGACATTTGAAGAAGTAAAGCCCCTTTTGGATGACATACAATCAGGCCATCTTGTTGATAATATAACAGCATGGCAACAGGGAATACCAAAGAGCCACGAAACAGCTGAACTTATAGCTGCAGGTGGAGCAGAGGATGATCCATGGACTTCTCCGGCATTTTAATGTATATGACAATCAAAACAACACAAATAGATTTACCTAGCGATTGGAAACAAATCGCAATGTGTGAATCATCAATGAACCCACAAGCAATCTCACCAACAGGTAAGTACATGGGATTGTTTCAATTCTCGCAAGCATCATGGGAATTTGTGGGACAACAAGGCAAACCACATGAAGCCAATTGGGTAACACAATACAAAGCTGCGCGTGATTTGCACAAAATACAAGGCTGGAAAGCCTGGCCTGCATGCTCAAGAAAACTGGGGTTAATATGATCGAGGCATTAGCAACAATCGCACAAGCAATACTCATGGCATTAGGGTTATCATTCCTGGTGTTACTAGCTGTATCCAAAACAAGAAAAGGCCAACCAGACAAAGTCAAGAATCATAGGTTCAATTACTGGACTATGAAATGTGAGATCTGTGGCCTGGAATTGTACGGCTCAACACAAGTGTCATTAAACAAATCATTTATGTGGCATGCAACAAACAAACATGGTGATGCACAATGACAAGACTAGACCCAGCACACGATTACAAGTTTGCCAAAGCATTACAAGAATCACTAGCACAAGACGTAGAAAACAAAAAGGCACTGTTCAAAAACCAAGAGGACATTGAACTAGCCAAACGCATCATAAGGGGTCAAGAATGAAGCACAGGGATTACGCAGCTGTCAATGCCAGGACTAACTCAATCATTGCCTCAATGGACAAAATGATCCAACGATGCATCAATTGTGGTAACTGGACATTCAACAAGAAACATTGCAGCGTATGTCACAAAATCGTTACAGGTAAGAAATGACAACAGCACAAAAATTGTTATTCCTTGGCCTATACACATTGATCATGATCTGGGCATTCAGACAATGACCACATACATCTGGTGCAAAGCATGTCACAAACTCATAGCAAAAGAACTATTGCATGAAGACTGTGAACCTAACCTACACACCAAACAAGCAATAGAAGATGCACGCAATGGCAGAACCTACAACGATCTAAACACATTGGATGATGATTCTGAATGAGTGCAAAACTGGTTGGTTGGGCATTAGAACAAGAAGGCTTGGAACTACAAGAGAAGCTGCTACTCGTTGTACTAGCCGATCACTTCAATGATCAAGAGGGTGCAGCATGGCCATCACAAGAACGCATCGCTCGCATTATGAACATAAGCGACAGACAAGTCAGAAGAATACAAGTGGAACTAATCAACAAAGGTTACCTTGAAGTTGTCAACAGGCATGGTCAATCAAACATTTACAAGATGGTAGTACCGGACGTGGATGTCCGGCAACCCCGGACGCGTACGTCCTATACCCCGGACACTGCTGTCCTGTATAACTCTTATAGAACTCTTAAAGAACGTTATGTCGGACAAGAAAAGAAAACACAAATACCAGACAAATACAAAGCACCAATCGATGACTCAGTAGACCCAGACACAGCAATCACATACATCCAAGACATCAAGAAGAAGCTGAGAAAAGCATGAGTTACTCAACACGATACAGAGAACTACGCAAAGCCATACTTAAGCGAGATGACTACACCTGCGCATACTGTGGACAAGAAGCAACAACAGTTGACCACATCATCCCAATAAGCAAAGGTGGAGTAGACCACGAATCAAACCTAACAAGTGCATGCACCACATGTAACTATGGAAAGAAAGATCGTGATGCAAAAACATTTGCAGAGAAAAAATACGCAGAGAAGTACACCAAAATCAAAAAGAAAAATGATTTTTTTGGTGAGGGAATAACACGCACACACTCCTTATCTTTCTCTCCT